TTGTCCAAGAGCAACATCGTAAAACAGGAATTGCCCAAGGGGGATATGCGCTCGATCTCGACGCCGCCCGGGCTGAGGTCGGGTGCCGCCTGGGTCGCCTCCGCGCCTGCTGCGATCCGGGAGAGGTTTCTTGACGAGATCGGAGAGGGGGGGCTTTGTGCCCTCCCGTTTCTGTTCGAGTTCTGGGCCTTGCCGCATCAACTGCCGCCCGAGGGCGATTGGCGGGCCTGGGCGATTCTGGGAGGGCGCGGGGCTGGCAAGACGCGGGCCGGGGCCGAATGGGTGCGCGCGCAGGTCGAGGGGCCGCGACCACTGGACAAGGGGCGCTGTCGGCGCGTGGCGCTGTTAGGCGAAACCTTTGATCAGGTGCGCGACGTGATGATCCGCGGCGACAGTGGCATTCTGGCCTGTTCGCCGCCGGATCGACGACCGGTGTGGAAGGCGAGCGAGCGGCGGCTGGTCTGGCCCAACGGGGCCGAGGCGCAGGCGTTCTCGGCGCAGGACCCTGACGGGTTGCGCGGCCCGCAATTCGATGCCGCATGGGCCGATGAGCTGGCGAAATGGCCCAAGGCGCAGGACAGTTGGGACATGCTGCAATTCGCGTTGCGGTTGGGGGCGCATCCGCAGGTCTGCGTCACCACGACGCCGCGCAACCAAGGGGTGCTCAAGGCGCTGTTGGCGGCCCCGTCAACGGTGGTGACGCAGGCCCCGACCGAGGCTAACCGGGCCAATCTGGCGGCGTCGTTCCTAGAGGAGGTGCGGGCGCGCTATGCCGGAACCCGGTTGGGGCGGCAGGAGCTGGACGGGGTGCTGTTGTCGGATGCCGAGGGCGCGCTTTGGACCGGAGATATGCTGGAGGAGGCGCGGGTCGGGGCGGTGCCGGAGCTGGATCGCATTGTCGTGGCGCTGGACCCGGCGGTGACCTCGGGGGCGGATGCGGATGCTTGCGGGATCGTCGTGGCCGGGGCGCAACTGCAGGGGCCACCGCAGGACTGGCGGGTCTGGGTTCTGGCGGATCGCACGGTGCAGGGCGTGGGGCCGGCAGGCTGGGCACAGGCGGCGATCCGGGCGATGCAGGAGTTCGGCGCCGAGCGGCTGGTGGCCGAGGTGAACCAAGGCGGGCAGTTGGTCGAAGAGGTGTTGCGCCAGGTTGATCCGCTGGTGCCGGTGCGGGCGGTGCGGGCAACGCGGGGCAAGACCGCGCGGGCCGAGCCGGTGGCGGCGCTGTATGAACAGGGGCGGGTGCGGCATCTGCCGGGGCTGGAGGCGCTGGAGGATCAGATGGCGCTGATGACCACGCGGGGATTTGAGGGGGCGGGGTCGCCCGACCGGGTCGATGCGCTGGTCTGGGCCCTGCACGAGTTGATCATCGCCCCGGCGGCGCACTGGCAGCGGCCACGGCTTCGGGTGCTGTAAGAGGCGATTTGGTGACGTTTTGACAGGGGGCGGGGCGATGGCCTCGCCCTTTTGTCGTTCTGGTAGCGGCCCCGGCGCAATGTTGCGGTCAAACGCCCTGTTGCACTGCCACCGTTCGCCCGGTTTCCGCTTTGTTGGTTTGCGCCCGTCATAACCTCCTCATCCAAGCCGCCGGGGCCGTCCGGCACGGGGGAACAGAGGAGCATCGAGCCATGGCATTTGAATTCCTGCGGCGCAGCAAGGACGGCGGCGTGCCCGAGCGCAAGGCCAGCGCGACCGGGCCGGTCGTGACCTGGCACAGCGCCGGGCGGGTGGCATGGAGCCCGCGCGACACCGCCTCGCTGACGCGGGCGGGGTTCATGGGCAACCCGGTGGGCTATCGTGCGGTCAAGATGATCTGCGAGGCCGCCGCGGCTTTGCCGCTGGTGCTGCAGGACCGGGACCGGCGGTTTGCCAGCCATCCGCTTTTGAGCCTGATCGCGCGGCCCAACCCGGCGCAGGGTCGGGCAGAGCTGCTGGAGGCGCTTTTCGCCCAGCTTTTGCTGTCGGGGAATGCCTATGTCGAGGCGGTGCCGGGGGGCGCGGATACGGCGACCACCCTGCCGCAGGAGCTGCATGTGCTGCGCTCGGACCGGATGCGGGTGGTGCCGGGGGCGGATGGCTGGCCGATGGCCTATGAATACGCGGTGGGGGCGCGCAAGCATCGGTTTGACGCGACCGGGCCGGTCTCTCCGATCTGTCATATCCGCAATTTCCATCCGCAGGACGATCATTACGGGTTCGCGCCGATGCAGGCGGTGGCGATGGCGGTGGATGTGCACAATAGTGCCTCGCGTTGGTCGAAATCGCTGTTGGACAATGCCGCGCGGCCCTCGGGCGCGCTGATCTGGCGCGGTGGCGATGGCCAGGGGGTGATGGGCGAGGAGCAGTTTCGCCGCCTGTCGGCAGAGATCGAGGAAAACTATCGCGGGGCGCGCAATGCCGGGCGGCCGATGGTGTTGGAAGGCGGGCTGGATTGGCGCCCGATGGGGTTTTCGCCCAGCGATATGGAGTTTCAAAAGACCAAGGAGTCTGCCGCGCGTGAGATCGCGCTGGCCTTTGGGGTGCCGCCGATGCTGTTGGGGATCCCGGGCGACGCCACCTATGCCAATTATCAAGAGGCGAACCGGGCGTTCTATCGTCTCACCGTGTTGCCGCTGGCAACGCGGGTGGGGGCGGCGCTGTCGGACTGGTTGACGGGGTATTCCGGCGCGGTGCTGGATCTGAAACCCGATCTGGATCAGGTGCCGGCACTGTCGGCAGAGCGCGAGGCGCAGTGGAGCCGGGTGGCGCAGGCGGATTTCCTGAGCGAGGCGGAAAAGCGGGCGCTGCTGGGATTGCCGGCGCGGTCAGATCCAGCGCGGGAGGGTCAGGGAAAGGCGGTGGCGGATGACTGAGCGGGGCGCGCCGGGCCTGATGCCGTTCGACTGTGCGCCGGGGCTGCGGCTGTCGGCACATGAACGGGTCAGCGCGATTCATCACGAGAATATCTGTCGCCGGTTGGAGCGGCTGGATCAGGCGATGGAGCGGCTGGAGCGCCGGCTGTGGCTGACGGTCTATGGCGTGGTGGCGATGATCCTGGCGCAGGCGCTGCAATCGGTGCTGACGGCGGGCGGCTGACGCCAGCGCGGCGCAAGACAATCTGAGGAGATATCGGATGGAGCATGGCAGGAGCCTTGAGGCCGGAAGGTCGGGGGGGCGTGAGATCGGGCCAGAGTGCGGGTCAGAGTGCGGGCCGGAGAGTGGGCTTGAGACCAAATTCGCGCGGTTCGGAGACGGGCTGCAGGTGAGTGATGAGGCCGAGATCGCGGGCTATGCCAGCCTGTTTGGCTGCGCCGATCAGGGCGGCGACATGGTGGCCAAGGGCGCCTATCGGGCGGCGCTCAAGGCGATGGCGGCGCGTGGGCAAACGGTCAAGCTGTTGTGGCAGCACGATCCGGCGCAACCGATCGGCGTCTGGGAGGAGCTGCGCGAGGATGATCGCGGGCTTTGGGTCAAGGGGCGGCTGTTGCAAAGCACGCAGCGGGGCCGCGAGGCCGCCGCCCTGGTGCTTGCCGGGGCGCTGGACGGGCTGTCGATTGGCTATCGCACCCGGCAGGCCGAGCGGCGCGCCGAGGGCGGGCGGCTGCTAACCGAACTGGAGTTGTGGGAGGTGTCGCTGGTCACCTTTCCGATGTTGAGCGGCGCGCGGGTGGCGGCAAAAGCCACGGCAAAAGACACTGCAAAAGCCTCTGGGGCCGACAGCACCCTGCAGCAATTGGCGGCGGTCCTGCGGGACGCGCAGCATGCGTTGGCGCAGCGCGAGCGCGCCAATCCCCATCCCAAGACCAGGAGGAGCGGATGACCGAGAAGACCGCGCCGGCGCAGGCCGGAACCGAGACGCATCTGATGCGCGATGTAAAGCATGCGATGGCAGGCTTTCTGAGTGAAGTCAGTGGGTTTCGGGATGAAATTCAATCGAAACTTCAACAAACAGAAGAGCGACTGACAATGCTGGATCGTAAATCTTACACGGTGGGACGACCGCCGTTGGCGGCGGCGCCCGAGCCCGCAGCCCCCCATCGCAAGGCGTTCAATGCCTATCTGCGCTGTGGCGACGACGATGCGCTGCGCGGGTTGGAGCTGGAGGGCAAGGCGATGTCCTCGGCCGTCAACAGCGATGGCGGGTATCTGGTCGACCCGAAAACCGCCGAGGCGGTGCAATCGGTGTTGAGATCGACCGCCTCGATCCGCGCGGTTGCAAGCGTGGTGCATGTGGAGGCGACCTCCTATGACGTGCTGGTTGACCAGACCGAGCTGGGTGCGGGCTGGGCCACCGAGACCGGGTCGGTGAGCGAGAGCGACACGCCGCAGATCGACCGCATCACCATTCCGCTGCATGAATTGAGCGCGTTGCCGAAGGCAAGCCAGCGGCTGTTGGATGACAGCGCGTTCGACATCGAGGGTTGGCTGGCCGGGCGCATCGCCGAAAAATTCGCCCGCGCCGAGGCCGATGCTTTCGTCAATGGCAACGGTATCGACAAGCCGACCGGGTTCCTGACCCACACCAAGATCGACAACGATTTTTGGAGCTGGGGCAATCTGGGCTATATCGCCACCGGTGCCGATGGCAGCCTGACCAATGCCGATCCGATTGTCGATCTGGTCTATGCGCTGGGGGCGCAGTACCGGGCGAATGCCAGTTTCGTGATGAACTCCAAGACTGCGGGTGTCCTGCGCAAGATGAAGGACGTTGATGGCCGGTTCCTGTGGTCGGACGGGCTGGCGGCTGCGGAACCGGCGCGGTTGATGGGATATCGGGTGCTGGTGGCCGAGGACATGCCCGATGTGGCCAGCGATTCCTATGCGGTCGCCTTCGGTGATTTCCGCGCTGGCTATACCGTGGCCGAGCGGCCGGATCTGCGCGTGCTGCGCGATCCGTTCAGCGCCAAGCCGCATGTGCTGTTCTATGCCACCAAGCGCGTGGGTGGCGACGTCAGCGATTTCGCCGCGATCAAGCTGTTGAAATTCGGCACCGCCTAACGCGGGGCCGGATCGCGGCGCCGGATCGCCGGTGCCGTGGTGGGCGCGCGCCGGGATAACCCCCGTGTTGTCTAGCTGCTCCCCTCCGTCCGAGCGACACGGGGGCACGGCGCGCGTCCGCGCTAGGGCAAAGGTGGGCCCCCATGCGGCCCGGGACTGGTCTGCGTGTGGCGCCGCCCTTTGGCCCTGACCTTCGGCCTGGAAGTCGGCCCGGTATTTCGGAGAGAGCGAATGATGTTGAGCGAAGAAACGGCGATTGCGGATGCCGCGCTGCCGGTGGTGCAGTTCCGGTCGCATCTGCGGCTGGGCAGCGGATTTGGCGAGGATGGGTTGCAGGATGACCTGTTGAAGGGGTTTTTGCGGGCAGCCATCGCGACGATCGAGGCGCGTACAGGCAAGGTGCTGATGTCGCGTGACTTTAGTTGGATGGTCTATGCGTGGTCCAATCTGACGCGGGCGCGCCTCCCGGTGGTGCCGGTGACGGCGATCACCGGTTTCACGCTGGTGGACGCGTCGGCGGCAGAGGTCACGGTGGCGGCCGAGCGGTTTCGGCTGGAACGCGACCTGCAAGCTCCGGTGCTGCGGCCCTCGGGCGCGCTGCTGCCTTCGATTCCCAGAGGGGGGCATGCGCGGATCGCGCTCAGCGCCGGGATGGCGGCGGATTGGGGTGATTTGCCGGCCGATCTTGGCCAGGCGGTGCTGTTGCTGGCGGCGCATTATTACGAATACCGCGACGAGACGGCTCTGGGCCCCGGCTGCATGCCGTTCGGCGTCAGCAGCCTGATCGATCGTTATCGCGTGCTGCGGTTGAGCCCGAGGGCGGTGCAATGAGCGCGCCGGTTCTAGCCCGGCAGCTGTTGCTGGAGACGCCGGTGCGGCTGCCTGACGGTGCCGGTGGTGTGATCGAGAGCTGGACCCCTATCGGCGCGCTTTGGGCGGAGGTGCGACCGCGCACCGGGCGAGAGCGGGCCGAGGCGGGCACGCCGGTCTCGACCATGGGCTATCGCATCGTGGTGCGCGGCGCGCCGGTGGGATCGGTGCAACGCCCGACGCCAGAGCAGCGGTTTCGTGACGGCGCGCGGCTGTATCGTATTCGGGCCGTGGCTGAGCGTGACCCGGCGGGGCAGTTCCTGATCTGTTTTGCCGACGAGGAGGTGGCGGCATGAGCTGTGCGATGTCCGGTCCGTTGCAGGCGGCGGTCTATCAGCTGCTGGCGGCAGATGCCGCGCTGGCGGCGGTGGTGGGCGGCGCGATCTATGACGGGCTGCCGGCGGGCCCTTTGCCCGAGACCTATGTGAACCTTGGCCCCGAGGTGGTGCGCGACCGGTCGGACCGGGAGGGCGCGGGGGCGCTGCACCGGTTCACCATCTCGGTGATCAGCGAGGCGCAGGGGTTTGCCGCGGCCAAGGCGGCGGCGGCGGCCATCGGGGACGTGCTGGTGGACGCGGTGCCGCCGCTGAGCCGGGGCCGCGTGGTGGGGATCTGGTTCGAACGCGCGCAGGCGCGGCGGACCGGCAGCGCCGGACAGATCCGGCGCATTGATCTGAATTTTCGCGCCCGCGTCGAAGACGCATAGGCGGGCCAGAGCAGGAGACAGCACATGGGTGCCCAGAACGGCAAGGATCTGTTGATCAAGGTGGACATGACCGGCGACGGTCTGTTCGAGACGATTGCGGGGCTGCGCGCCACGCGGGTGAGTTTCAACGCCGAGAGCGTCGATGTGACCAGCCTCGAGAGTCAGGGCGGCTGGCGCGAGCTGTTGTCCGGGGCCGGGGTGCGATCGGCGGCGATTTCGGGGGCGGGCGTGTTCAAGGACGCGGGCACCGACGAGCGGGCACGCCAGCTTTTCTTTGACGGGGAGGTGCCGGATTTTCAGGTGATCATCCCCGATTTCGGCATTGTCGAGGGGCCGTTTCAGGTGACGGCGCTGGAATACGCGGGCAGCCATGACGGCGAGGCCACCTATGAGATGTCTATGGAGAGCGCCGGGATGCTGGTGTTCACGGCGGTCTAGGGGATGGCGAACCACGTAGTCAATCCCTGGGCGGGAGAGGTGGCGCTTGTGGTCGGCGGCGAACGGCGGGTGCTGAAGCTGACGCTGGGTGCGTTAGCCGAACTGGAGGAGTCGCTGGGCGAGGATACGCTGGTGGCGCTGGTTGAACGGTTTGAGGGGGGACGGTTCTCAAGCCGCGATCTGTTGGCGCTGGTTCTGGCCGGGTTGCGTGGCGGCGGCGTCGATTGGGCTGCCGGGGATTTGCTTCGGGCCGAGATCGAGGGCGGGCCGCTGGCGGCGGCGCGGGCGGCGGCTGAATTGCTGGCGCGGGCGTTTACGGTGCCGGGGTCGGGCTCGGTTACGGGGTCGGGGGGCGCATGAGCGGGATTGACTGGCCGACGTTGATGCGAGCCGGGTTTCAGGCGTTGCGGCTGCGCCCGGAGGAGTTCTGGCACCTGACGCCGGCAGAACTGGCGTTGATGCTGGGTCAGGGGCAAGGCCGGGCCCCGATGTCACGGGGCGGGCTTGAGGCGCTGTTGGCGCAATGGCCGGATGTGAAGAAAGGCGGCGAGGATGGCGGATAGCAGCGATATCGACATGTTTGGTGCGGCGATTGACGGGGTGGAGAGCGGCTTGGGCGCGGCGAGCGACATGGCGGCGAGCTTCGAGAGCGAACTGTCGCGGATGCGCAGCGCGCTGGCAGCGACGGGGCGCGATGTGGCGACCCTGGAGCGCGGGTTCTCGAGCGGGTTGCGCAGGGCCTTTGACGGGGTGGTGTTTGACGGCAAGAGCCTGTCGGAGGCGCTGGACGGGTTGGCGCGCACGATGGTGCAGACCACCTATTCCGCCGCGATCCGCCCGGTCACCAGCCATTTCGGAGAGATGCTGGGCAATGGCGTGCGCAGTCTGGTCGAGGGGCTGTTGCCGTTCGAGTCGGGGGCGGGGTTCGCGCAGGGCCGGGTGATGCCCTTTGCCAGTGGCGGGGTGGTGCGCAATGCCACCCTGTTTCCGATGCGCGGCGCGACCGGGCTGATGGGTGAGGCCGGGCCCGAGGCGATCCTGCCACTGGCGCGGGGACGCGATGGCAAGCTGGGGGTCCGCTCGGGCGGCGGTAGCGCCAATGTGAGCCTGGTGATGAACGTGAGCACGCCCGACGTGGGTGGGTTCCAGCGCAGCCGGGGCCAGATCGCGGCCCAGATGCGCCGCGCGCTGGATCGTGGTGCGCGCAATCTTTGACGGCAGGAGGGGTGTGATGAACTTTCACGAGGTGCGGTTTCCCGCTTCGCTGAGCTTTGGCTCGGTCGGCGGGCCAGAGCGGCGCACGGATATCGTGACGCTGGCCAATGGCTACGAGGAGCGCAACACGCCTTGGGCCCATGCGCGGCGGCGCTATGATGCCGGGTTGGGGATGCGGGCGCTTGACGACGTCGAGACACTGATCGCGTTTTTCGAGGCGCGGCAGGGGCAGATGTACGGGTTCCGCTGGAAGGACTGGTCGGATTACAAATCCGGTCGCGCCCGGGCCGAGGTGCGGTTTGACGATCAGGTCATCGCCCGTGGCGACGGGGCGAAGCGGGTGTTTCAGGTGATGAAGACCTATCGCTCGGGGGCGCACAGCTATGCGCGCCCGATCGCCAAGCCGGTGGCGGGTACGGTGCGCGTCGGGATCGAACAGGACGAGCTACAGGAGGCGGTGGATTACACCGTGGACACGGCAACCGGGCTGATCACCTTCGCACATCCTCCGGGCGCGGATCTGGCGGTGACGGCGGGGTTCGAGTTCGATGTTCCTGTGCGTTTTGACACCGACCGCATCCAGACCAGCGTGGCCAGTTTTCAGGCCGGTGACGTGCCCAGCGTGCCGGTGGTGGAGGTGCGGGTATGAGCAGCGCCAGCGATGCAGGCATGAGCGAGGCCTTCCGCGCCCATGTGGAAGGCGGGGTGACGACGCTGTGCCGGTGCTGGGCGCTGACGCGTACGGACGGGGTGCAATACGGGTTTACCGACCACGACCGGACGCTGGACTTCGACGGCATCGCCTTCAAGGCCGAGACCGGGTTGTCGGCGCAGGCGTTGCAGCAGGCCAGTGGGCTGGCGGTGGACAATACCGAGGCGATCGGCGCGTTGAGCGATGTGGGGCTTAGCGCGGCAGAGATCGAGGCGGGCCGCTTCGACGGGGCGGAACTGCGGGCCTGGCTGGTCAACTGGGCCGATGTCTCTGTGCGGTGGATGCAGTTTCGCGGCACGCTGGGTGAGATCCGGCGCGCGGGCGGTGCGTTCAGCGTTGATCTGCGTGGCTTGACCGAAGCGTTGAACCAACCGTTGGGGCGGATCTCTCAGAAAGCCTGCACCGCTGTGCTGGGCGATGGAGCCTGCCGGTTCGATCTTGAGGCGCCCGGCTATGCCGAAGCGCGAGCGGTGGCTTTGGTCGAGGGGGCGCGGCTGTTTCGCTGGGACGATCTGGCGGGGTTCGAGGCGGGCTGGTTCACGCGCGGGCGGCTGGTGGTGCTGTCGGGCGCGGCGGCAGGGCTGTGGGGGTTGATCAAGACCGATACGAGCGATGCCAAAGGGCGCGAGATCGCGCTGTGGGAACCGCTGCGCGCCGCGATCATGCCCGGCGATCTGCTGCGGCTGGAGGCGGGCTGTGACAAGCGGATGGAGACCTGTCGATTGAAATTCAACAATCTGGCAAATTTTCAGGGCTTTCCGGATATCCCGGGCGAGGACTGGGTGGTCGCGGTGCCGAAATCGTCGAAACCGAACACCGGGGGAAGCCTGCGGTGAGCGTCGCTGTCACGGCGGGGCGGCCGGATGTGGTGGCGGTGGCTCGCGGCTGGATCGGCACGCCCTATCGCCATCAGGCGGCGGTGCGGGGGGCGGGGGCTGATTGTCTTGGGCTGGTGCGCGGGGTCTGGCGTGAGCTGTGTGGCGCTGAGCCGGCACCGGTGCCGGCCTATACCATGGATTGGTCAGAGCCGCAGGGAGAAGAGCGGCTGTGGGCGGCGGCGCGGCTGTATCTGAGCGAGCGGGCGGGCGCCCCCCGGCCCGGGGATGTGATCCTGTTTCGGATGCGCGCAGGGGCGGTGGCGAAACATCTGGGACTTCTGGCCGAGGTCGGGCCAGAGGTCAGCTTTGTGCATGCTTATGCCGGGCGCGGCGTGGTGGAGAGCCCGCTGAGCGCACCTTGGGCGCGGCGGGTGGTGGCGCGGTTCGAATTTCCCAACGGCAACTCAGGCAAGGAGATGCGCTGATGGCGACGATACTTTTGTCCGCGGCGGGCGCGGCGATTGGTGGCTCGGTCGGTGGCACATTGGCGGGGCTGTCTTCTGTCGCCATTGGCCGGGCGGTGGGGGCGACGCTGGGCCGGGTGATTGACCAGCGTCTGCTGGGCGCGGGGGCTGACCCGGTGGAGACCGGCAAGGTCGATCGTTTCCGTTTGATGCAGGCGGGCGAGGGCGATCCGATCCCGCAAGTCTATGGTCGGATGCGGCTGGGCGGGCAGGTGATCTGGGCCTCGGATTTTCAGGAAACCGCGACGACCCGTGGCGGCAAGGGGGCAGCCCCCAGCGCCAAGGTGACCGAATACAGCTATTCGGTGTCGCTGGCGGTGGCGGTCTGCGAGGGGGAGGTGGCCAGCATCGGGCGCGTCTGGGCCGATGGCGAAGAAGTGTCGCGCGAGGATCTGAACATGCGGGTCTATCCGGGCAGCGCCGATCAACTGCCCGATCCGCTGATTGAGGTGATCGAGGGCGCCGGCATGGTCCCGGCCTATCGCGGTACCGCCTATGTGGTGATGGAGGATGTGGACCTTGGCCCCTATGGCAACCGGGTGCCGCAGTTTTCCTTTGAGGTGCTGCGCGGCGAACAACCGGGCGGGCGCGACTATGAGGCCGATCTGGCGCAGCTGGTGCGCGGCGTGGCGTTGATCCCCGGCACCGGGGAATATGCGCTGGCCACGACGCCGGTCTATTACGGCGACCCGTTGGGAAGCCAGTCGGCGGCGAACCTGACGACGCCCTCTGCAATGGCGGATTTCCCGCGCGCCTTTGAACAGCTCACAGAAGAGCTGCCCGGCTGTGATGCGGTGTCTCTGGTGGTGTCCTGGTTTGGCGGCGATCTGCGCTGCGGTGCCTGCCAGGTGGTGCCCAAGGTCGAACAAAAGACCTTTGAGGGCAGCAATATGGCCTGGCAGGTTTCTGGGCTGACCCGGGGGGAGGCTGACCCGATCGCTCAGGTGGAGGAGCGGCCGATCTATGGCGGCACACCGGCGGATGCGGCGGTGGTTGAGGCGATCAAACATATGCGCGATGCCGGGCGGCGGGTGATGTTCTATCCCTTTATCCTGATGGATCAACTGGCGGGCAACGGGCTGCCTGACCCCTGGACCGGGGCGGCGGAGCAGGCACATCTGCCGTGGCGGGGGCGCATCACGCTTTCGGTGGCACCGGGACAACCGGGAAGCCCCGATGGCACGGCGGCGGCGGAAGCTGAGGTCGCTGCCTTCATGGGGGCGGCTTCAGCAGCGGATTTCACTGTGGGTGATGCAGAGGTCACCTATACCGGCCCCGAGGACTGGGGGCTGCGGCGGTTCATCCTGCACTATGCGGCGCTTTGCGCGGCAGCGGGCGGGGTCGATGTCTTTTGCATCGGCTCCGAGTTGCGCGGGTTGACCCAGATCCGGGGGGCCGATGGCTTTCCCGTGGTCGAGGCGTTGCGCGATCTCGCGGGTGAGGTGCGCAGGCTTCTGGGGCCTGAGGTCAAGCTTGGCTATGCCGCCGACTGGTCGGAATACTTCGGGTATCAGCCCGAGGATGGTAGCGGCGACCGCTTTTTCCACCTTGACCCGCTTTGGGCCGATCCGCAGATCGATTTCGTCGGCATCGACAACTATATGCCGCTGTCGGACTGGCGCGAGGGTGAGGATCATCTGGATGCGCGCGCCGGCTGGGAGAGCATCTATGACCCGGCGTATCTGGACGCCAATGTCGAGGGCGGCGAGGGGTTTGACTGGTTCTATCACTCACCCGAGGCTGAGGCGGCCCAGATCCGCACGCCGATCACCGACGTGGCGCATGGCGAGCCGTGGATCTGGCGCTACAAGGATCTGCGCGGCTGGTGGGAGAACGATCACCACGAGCGGATCGGCGGCGTGCGGCAGGCTTCGGCCACCGCTTGGGAGCCGGGGATGAAACCGATCTGGTTCACTGAGCTGGGCTGCGCGGCGATCGACAAGGGCACCAACCAGCCGAACAAGTTCCTTGATCCGAAATCCTCGGAATCTCAGCCGCCGAAATATTCCACCGGCCGACGCGATGACCTGATCCAGCTGTGCTATCTGCGGGCGCAACTGGGCCATTGGGCCAAGGAGGGGAACAACCCGGTGTCAGAGGTCTATGATGGGCCGATGCTGGATCTGGCGAATGCCTATGTCTGGGCTTGGGATGCGCGACCGTTTCCGGTGTTTCCCAACCGTGACGATCTGTGGAGCGATGGCGGAAATTACCTGCGCGGGCACTGGCTGAACGGGCGGGTCGGGGCGCGCACGCTGGCCTCGGTCATCGAGGAGCTGTGCGGGAGGGCCGGGCTGAGCGATATCGACACCGCGCATGTGCATCACATGGTGCGCGGCTACCGGGTGGATCGGATTGCTGACGTGCGCGCCGCGTTGCAGCCCCTGATGCTATGTTATGGCGTCGATGCGGTGGAGCGCGACGGGCTGCTGCGTTTCCTGCCGCGCGACGGGCGCGGGGCGCATGCGCTGGTGCGCGACCATCTGGCCGAGAGCGGCGAGTTGGAGGGGTGGGTCGAACAGTTGCGCGAACCCGAAGCCGAATTGGCGGGACGGGTTCAGGTCCGCTTTGTCGAATGGGGCGGCGATCACGATGTGTCCGCCGAACAGGCCGTGTTGGCGGATGATGCCACCCATGCGGTTGCGGTGAATGACCTGCCGCTGGCACTGACCCGGTCCGAGGCGCGCGCGGTGGTCGAACGCTGGCTGACCGAGGCACGAGTGGCGCGAGAAAGCGCGCGTTTTGTGCTGCCACCATCGGCCATGGCGCTGGGCGCGGGGGATGTGGTGCGACTGCCGGATGAAACGGGCGCGGGCGGGGCGCTGTATCGTATCGACCGGGTGGAGCAGAGCGAGGCGCAGCTGATCGAGGCGGTGCGGGTCGAGCCGGCGGTCTATACTCCGTCAGCCCCCGTCGGTGGGCTGCCCTCTGCGCGCGCCTTTGCGGCGCCGGTGCCGGTGTTGCCGCTGTTTATGGACCTGCCGCTGATCGCTGGCGACGAGGTGCCCCATGCGCCCCATCTGGCGGTGACGGCGACGCCCTGGCCGGGGACCGTGGCGCTCTATGCCTCGACCGCGGATGAGAATTACGAGTTGGACGAGATCATCGCCGCGCGCTCGATCATCGGGGTGAGCGAGACGCCCCTGACAGCGGCGCGGGCGGGTGTCTGGGATGAGGGCGCACCGTTGCAGGTTCAGTTGTTCAATGGCGCACTGGAGACCCGCGATGCACTGGCGGTGCTGAACGGGGCAAACCTGATGGCAATCGGGGATGGCAGCAGCGGCAATTGGGAGCTGTTCCAGTTCCGCGAGGCCGAGTTGGTGGCACCGAACCGTTATCTGCTCAGCGGGCGGTTGCGCGGACAGGCGGGCAGCGACGGGCTGATGCCTGCGGTCTGGCCGGTCGGCTCCAAGGTGGTGGTGCTGGACGGGCGGCAGGTGCAGATCGACCTGACCCCGGCGCAGCGGCGGGTGGCGCGGCATTATCGTATCGGCCCGGCGCGGCGCGGCTATAGCGACCCGTCCTATCTGCATCTGATCGAGGATTTTGAGGGCAACGGGTTGCGCCCCTATGCCCCCTGTCATCTGACGGTGACGCGCGAGAGCGGGGCCTATGCGGTGGGCTGGATCCGGCGCACACGGATGGTGGACGGCAGCGACTGGGCACTGGACGAGGTGCCGCTGGGCGAAGAGAGCGAGGCCTATCTTGTGCGGGTGATGCAGGGCACCACCGTGCTGCGGGAAGAAACCGTGCGCACGCCGCAGTGGAGCTACGGCGCGGCGGCGCAGGCGGCGGATGGGCTGAGCTTTCCGGCCCGGCTGGAGGTGACGCAGATCTCGGCGCGATATGGCCCCGGTCTGTTCGCATGGGTCGATCTGCCGGAGTAG